CAGCATCAACACCGGCGGGTATGGCAGCACCAACACCGGCGGGTATGGCAGCACCAACACCGGCGGGGATGGCAGCACCAACACCGGCGGGTATGGCAGCACTCTGATTTTCAAATGGTGGGACGGCAATCGTTACCGCTTCACCATCGGCTATGTTGGCGAGGATGGGATCGAGCCGAATGTAGCCTACAAGCTGGATGCGGATCACAAGATCGTGAGGGCGTGAACATGGACATCGGACTTATTTTGCTTGCACTCGTGGCGTGCTACCTGGTTATCCGATACACGCCGACAAAAAAACCAGAAAATTAGGGGAGGTGAACCAATGGAAGAAACGAAAACTTTGACAATCGGCGAGGTCGTTGAAATGACCCGCGAACAGCTTCAGATCTTAGCCGAAGGACTGCTGTCCGAGAAGGTCCAACTGGAGCAGGAGCGCCTAAATCTTGAAGAGCAGCGCGTCACGAAATTCGAGGCGCTGGCCGCCGAATACAACGAGCGCATCAGCCATGAACTTCCCGAAGAAATCCGCCTGCGCGTCGCCGCGATTGAGGCCGAGCGGGAAGGCGCGTACACTGCGCTGCGCGAAGCGTCTGCCTGCGCTTCAGCGCAGGTGGCCACCAAAATCGCAGAACTTCAAGCGCAGATCGACAAAGCCGTTCTGTCGCTCGAAGAGTCTGTCTCGGTGCCGTTTGGCGACAAGAAGAAATACGCGATCTACAACAGCCCGCGTATCACCTGGGACGGCAAGATTCTCGAAGGGTTGGCGATTGCGATCCCCGAAGTCGCCAAAGCCCGCAAAGTCGGCAAGCCGTATGTTTCGTACCGATAGGAGGTAACTCATGCCTGAGCATAACCCGCAAATGGTGAAATTCGTAAAGGTGCCAGCATCGCTTCTGATGCGGCTGTACGAGATCACCGAGCACAATCAGTACTCCTGGCCGGTCTCGCCGGCCTACTTGCAAGCGCACATCGACGATGAGATCGAGATCAACGCGCGGCATCTGTCCATTCTGGCGCGCAGCGCGCGGCTGTACATCGAGCCGGAAGTCGCCGATTATCTGGTCGGCGAAGTCGACCGGCTGCTGGAAGGTGCGAAATGACGGCCGGGCGCGGTTTCACTCTTACCGAAGGAGCGCTTGTTTTTCTCGGCCTGGCGCTGCTTCTCGGCCTGGCGTGTTGGTGTGCTGGCTTCGCGATCCAGCAAGCGCAGATGATCAACCTGGGCAGTGTCGAAATGACGCGGCATGCGGAGAACGGGCATTTGGGCCAGCCGAACGCGCGCTCCATCAGCGAGAAAATCGACGGCGGCAAATGTCCGAACCTATCCGCCTACGTCTGCCCGAGAGAGGGCACAGTCAAAATCATGTGCAGCGAACCGGGCGCATCGGCCACCGACGGCCTGATCATGGGCGTCTCGAATGCCGCCGAGGTTGTCGCCGCCGCCGTGCAGCCGCAATACACGAAGGTCATCACCGGCTACCGCGCGCGCAATTCGTACTGGAGCGGAAATCTCGCTTCCTGCTTCCCGATCCCACTGGACTGGCTGCCATGAGATACGAGGTGTACATCACTCTTAATCAGCGAGTGCTGGAGCTGATCAAAGGCGCCAACGGTAAGAGCGTCGGCCGGCGATACCTGGTCTTTGCGATCTTCGGCGTCACGGCGGACAATCTCGCCAACTCGACGTATGACCGCGCGATCCGGCGCGCGATTGCCGAGCTGCAAAGCGAGTACCCGATCATCAGCAGCTCATCCGACGGCGGAGGGTATCGCTGGCCGAAAGACGCGGAAGAGGCCGAAGCCTACGCCCGCGAGCTGCGCAGCCGGGCGCAGAAAATGACGAAGAAAGCGCGCGATGTCGAGCGCGCGGTGAAAGTGCATTTTTATCAACCTGACCTACCAACATAATTAGCGGTTGAAGTGCTGGCGGTGTCTCTCGCTTGTACGGGAAAACATCGGCCTGACCGGGTAGCTCCCGTGAGTGGGAAGTGAGCCGAGCCGCCAGCGAAAGTATATTACCGGTAATCGGGGCGGCGGCGATCACATTCAAAGCCGCCTCACTTACCACGCTGTGCGTAAGTTTTAGGAGCGTGCCCGGCGCAAGCAGCGCACACGAGTATGCCGGTTGGAGTGCTGACATAATAAGGCGGCAGTAGAAAGCCAGAAGCCAGTAGAGCATAAATCAGGCTTGGCAGCCGGAGAGACGGCAGAACCTTTACAACATGAGGCGGCGGCAGTGGTGGGACACGCTAATGACACGGAATAGTGTATTTGATGACTATATGGCAAGTGCGCTCTTAACCCAGATAATAACTCGCGGAAGGCAATCTAAAAGGGACGTTGTTGATTGCGGGACAGCAGCACAAAATACGGCGAATGATCATCGAATTGCCAGCGCCGTTGCGAATACACAGACCAGGATCGTATCCTGGCCGCCTCACTAGCCAGCAAACCGGCTGGCGGGAGGTGAAAGCGTGGAACTGTTTGTCGATTCTTTTGTGCTGGTCTGCGCGGCGAATGCGCGCGCCATCGTAATCGCTGGCGGCATTTTCTTCGGCGGCTGTTTCCTGATTTTTTGCGGCCTTTGCGCAATGGCGAGAAGGGAGGAGTGATGAGCAACAAATTTGGAGTAATCGATTCTGCTGAAACCGCTTTTGGTCATCTAGAGGCATTTATTTCCGGTGGTGATGAGTTGGGAGAAGTGCCTGAAAAGGACGCGATTGATGCGGTCAATTATCTCCGCGCCCGCATCGCAGAACTGGAAGCCGAGATCGAAAACTTGATTAAGGCCGACTCAAAAGCAGTTGCAGAAATGCGAAATGCTCTTGCAATTTCCGAGGCAAACGCAGAGCGCCTTGCCAATTTCATCCGCTACGCCATGCAGATCGGCGCGTTACGAGGTAAACGATTGGCCCCCAAAGCTCTTGAGGTTTTGGATGAACACGAAGCAGTGAACGGATGGAGGGATGAATGAGGAGTGAAGTTGATTTTGACGAACTGATTGATGAGGTAGCAGATGCGGCACAAAATTCATACGCTTGCAACGAGTACGGAAGTGGCGCAAGCATAGCAGCTGGCGAATTGCGAGACGCAAAAAACAATCTCCGCTCCGAGATCGAGAAACTCCGCGCCCAGCTTGCCGAAGCGCAGGCGAAGGCAGAACTGTACGAGGGGGCGATCAGGGAGTTTGGCGCTGTTGATGAAACAGGAGTGAATGATGCGCCTATCAATTTTGAATTATGGGCGCGTCATCAAGACGCTGCGACTGCAATTATCGACCTCGCCCGCAGCAACCTACCACCAAAGGAGGCGAAATGAGATTACCCCGCGCTATGTGGTGCGCGAAATGCGGCGAGAAGATTGAGCCGCAGCAGGCGGGCCACATGCCGAATTTTTTCATTCTTTGCACGCCTTGCTTCACATCGCAACCAAAGCCAGAAAAACCAGCCATTGACGTTCGCGCACTTGCCGACGATCCTGACGATCTCGCGCCGTCTTTGCGCGAGCAGCAGGTCGACTGGCACAAACAGGCATACGACTTCGACATGGAAAACCGCAGGCTGCGCAGCCAGTTGCGCGACGCGAAAGAGTGGTTTGCAAAGCTTTTCTTCGCCGATGACCGCGAAGACATCGAAGCCGTCGACATCCACCAACAGCTGCTCGACGCCGAAACGGAGATCAAGCGCATGCGCCAGACAATCCACGACAACGCGTTCCGCCTGGGTGAGCTGGAGAACGCCGACGTTGGCAAGCTGCTGAGCCGTATCGCCGAACTCGAAGTCGTCTTGGTGAACGCAGAACCGGCCATCAGAGCGCGCAATGGAAAAGCCGCTTTGATTGCCCAGGCCGAGATCGAGCGCATAAAAGCAGAAAATCCGGCGCTCGACCAGTAGCGGGAAGGTTGTTAGAACCGTGTTAGAAATCGCTGAGAGCGAAGGAAATTCTATAAAGGTCTTATCTGTCGATAGCGCGATAGAACGCCTGTCAGAAGCTGCTTTTTTGCTTGGCGTGGCGCGCGGCTATGACGATCAGAGGCGGTTGATTGTCGCCTCGAAAGACCTCGAAAGCTTGGCCGTGATGCTCGGCGAAACCGTCAAGAAACCGGGGCGGCCGTGGACGCGCTCGTATCTGCGCGCGGTGCTGAACGGCCAACTCAAGCCATCCGCTGAACTGGCATTCGCAATCGAAAGCCTGGCCGCGATCCTGGCCGATCAAGAGCCGCCGAAGCGCAGCGCAAGCCTGCGCGTAGCTGGCGAGGTCGAGCCTGGCGCGCTGGTGCTTGGCGACTCGAAGCGCTGCGAAGGCTGTGGCATGCCGTTTGTGCCGCGCGTACCCTGGGCGCGGTATCACTCGGCAGCGTGCCGGGAAGCGGCTAAAAAGCGAAAATCTGTGCGTTGTTGACAATAGAATTTATCAACAACAAAAGAATTTGACGCCCCCCCACAGAAAGGATAGCGAAATGACTTACAACGAACTCGGAATCCACACCGACGTCGACGCGCTGAACGCGGTCAAGCTGCTGCTGAAGCTGATCAAAAACTGCGGCATGACCTTTCGTCAGGTCGTCGTCATGCCGCCAGATAATCCAGACGCAACAGCAGGTATCCAACGAGCGCTCGGCTATTATGGACTGATGACCGCCGATAAGAAACTGATCGTGGCGCCTGAAATCACTTACAAAGAAGCCGTCTGGCTTGGATTGATGATCAACTCGGGAGACGAAGACGAGCAAGCACAGACAAGCAAAACGCCCCGCCCTGAACCGTCGCCGCCAGAGCCGGTTATTCGACCTCTGTGGTAAAAGCGAAAGACCGCCTCATTTTCGGGGCGGTCTTTTTGCGGCTGTCATAAGGTCGCCGCGTACGCTATTGAGATAGTCCCGGTTAGTGAGGCCGGGACTGGAGGGTAACAGTGACCGCGAGGCCACCATCTCGATCAGTGTAACATAATCGCGAATCCAGTGCAAGGCAAGTATGCGAAACCTACGCTATTCCCTAATGTTATGCGCACTTAATCGCAAACCCCCCTTGCGGGGAGCTTGGCTGTCGCCGTTGGCTAGCGCAGCGACGGTTCGCGGGTAGCAGTGGCGCTTGCTTTTCGCAGAGGCTCTACCCGCTACAACCCTATTATAACACAAAACGCCGAGGGGGACGGCGTTTGTGCGCTGACCGAACTGGTCATCCGCCTCCAGATAACTGGATTGATTCAATTGTACCACAAAAGCAAAAAGAGACTCCCCGTTTCCAGGAAGTCGGGCTGGCGATTCTATCCACCAGGGAGGCTATGCCTTCTCTTTTGCGCCAGTGTTATGCTCTCCGTAGTCTTCTTCGATAGACCAAATGATCGCAATAGGATATTTTGTTACCTTTTCGTTTTCTCGATAAATACAAAACAGAGACCCCTTTTGATATGTGTTCTTCACATCATCAAAATGTAATGGCTGGCTGGTCTCTTTCAAACTAATTTTTACTCTCATTCTTGTTTTTCCTTTCTCAAGCAGGCACCCCTACCGTGTCCATGATCATCTGTTTGACCTGCTGATCAGCATCCGCGTTACCGTCAAACCAATGTCCGGCGTGATAGGCCGCCCCGTTCTCAATCTCAATTGGCGTGAATTTGAACCAGGTTCCTTGCGGGTCGTACTCCAGCACTCCCCCGCCCTGCTGCCAGTTCTGCTGCTCTTTCACGCCGGGAACAACGCCATCAACCCGCGCCGCGCAAGCCACAGAATAGGCTTTGATCGTGCGCTGTTTGTCGCGCTCCCAGATCGTGCGCATTTTGCGCATGCTCTTGTGTAGATGCCCGAAGATCACAGAAACTTGATTTTTCTTCAAGTAGTCTTGATCCGCGTTCTCGGTGGAATACTCTCCATGCGTCAGCCTTACGCCGTCGTTGGGCCAGTAATCAGCATCAGGATAGCCAGCGTGCCATTCAATGCCCGCGCCTTCAAAGTCAAGGTACTTGGGGAGCGAGTCGAGCGAATAGCCTTTGAGGTCATCGTAGGATCGCAGACCATAGGCCTGCTGCGCGTGGGTCAGCATCGCTTGCGGCATACGGTTGTCGTGATTGCCCTCAATCGCGTGGGAGGTCTTTAGCTTGCGCAGCCAGTAAGCCGCCTCGATGATCGCTGGTTGGGTCGTGAAGTAGAAGTCTGGCGAGCGGATGAACTTATCTGACCAATCGGCATTGTCCAGAATATCGCCCAGGTTGATGGAGGCCTCGATTTTCTCAAACTCCATGATCTGTGCGAGGATATTCAGCACGGCGCGGTCATGCAGTGGAATAAGCTGCCCGCGCGTAAATCTGAAACCGAAGTGCGGGTCAGTCCAGATCAGCACGCGGCAAATGCCGTTGCCCTGGCGCGGGTGCGGCTTCGTTGGTCTTGGCGTTGCAAACTGGATCGGCGAGACGACCGGTTCAATCGGATGCGGGCGCAGCGCGACCAGATTGGCTTTGACCTGATGGTTGGTATAGGTCGTACCTTCGCCGGTGGTCACCTCCCAGGCGTTAGCTTTCCATTGCGGGATTGACCAGACAGTCAGGTCGATCTTGGCGCGTTCGACCAAATCTTCCAGGGTGATGATGCGTTTCGCGCCGGTGGCTGTGACCTCGATGTTATTCTGGTTTGTTCTGGTTGTTTCCAGTTTCACCAGATCGTCACGGGTACTTTCTGCGGCGGCGTCAGCACCGCGCGCGCCGCGATAATTGGCGATCAGTCTGGCGACCTGGCCTTTGGTGAGGCCGTACTTTTTGCCGAGAGCCGTATAGGATGCCCCGGCTCTGTTCTCGTTGTAAAGCTCTTGACCGGTGACTCGCGTTTCGCTCACTGTTACCCCATGATCTGCGCGTCGATGCGCATGCTGGAAAATGTCGAGTTGGCCGTCGCGTACTCCACAGAACTGATGTAGTGATAGCCCGCCGATAGCATCTCATTCGCCGTCTGCGCCGTTCGTGAGCGCACGCCGTTGGAGATGCCAACAATGGGATGCGGCGACGAAGCGGTATCCAGACCCGCGCCGACAAACGCGGTTGCGCTGGCACCGGCGGTGGTGTCCATGTTGATCGAGAAATCCACAAACCATCCAGTCAGTCCGGTGACGAACTCAACTTTGTTGGAGCTGTCATTATTCCAGTAGCGGTATGCCGCTGTGCCATAAGTGTGGCCGGTTGAATCCGACTTGACGAGGCGCAGCGGAAACTGGTTGAAGTAATTCCAGACGAATTTTTTTGCCGCGCTATGCTCGGTTGTGCCTGCGCCGGAGGTGTAGATCGTGCCGAGGTACAGGTGGTCGGGATCGCCGGATTTGACCACGCGACCCAGCATTTCAGCCGTTCCGGTCGCGCTGGCTTCGAGCGCCAGCTTCTCGCCGTCCCAGTATCCGTAGATGTTATAGACCGTCGCGGCCGTCAGGCTGGCGATGGAAAGCGCGGTTTCCTGAAAAGCGCGCACTGTCCACACCCCGCCGATGTACAGCGGGATGAAGCTGCCATTGAAGGGCGTGAAGTAGATCGTGCTCGCGCCGGTAACGACAGTCGAGGGTCGCGGCTCGCCGGATGTGAGCGTCAGCCGCCCCGCCGGCGCTGCGGGGTAGAAGCCCAGGGCGGCTGCATTCAGCGCCGCGACACGCTCGACGCGCTGCAAACGCTGCTCGACCTCGCGCTGCTGGTTGCCAACGGTCTCGGTTTCGATGGCCGTCATAATCTGACGGGCAGTGCTCATCAGACCTCCTTGAGTGTGATGCTGACGGTCCCGCCGCCAGCCGGATCGAATGACAGGGCATTGACGCGCATCGTTCTGCGCCCGCCGCGCTTGCGGTTGACAAAACCGGTATCGCGCAGCATGACCTCAACCACATCGCCGACGCGCGGGCAGTAGTCGCCCGCCAGATCAGCGATCAGGGAGAAGCGCGGCAGCTTTTGGCGCGAAACCAGCGAGGCAGCCAGCGCGCCCAGGGTCGTTTCGTCTTCGGTGTCGAGCGCGGCTACAATGCCCTGGCAGCGCCCGAACAGCGCGATTGATTCCTCATCCTCTGCGATTGCCGTCAGCACAGACGACCAATCGCTTGTATCGGTTAGCCCGTAAGCCAGCACATCGTTGATGATCTCGCCCTCTTCGAGGAGCTGCACGTTATGCAGGTCGCGCCCCTCGATCAACTCGTAATCCAGAACCGTCTGACCGCGCGTGCCCCATCCGGCGCTGATGATCAGCCCGCTGCCGTCGCGGTTGCCGTCGATCCACCAGTCATAGCCGAAATCTCCGGCCAGCTTTTCGATGGCCTCGTAAATCTTGGCTGCGTTGTAGGTACGCGAAATGGTGTAACCGGTGTGCAGGATATGATCACTGTCTGGTTTGATCAGCGTGTCTTCTGACTGGTTGGCAATGTCGATCAAGTTCTCGAAGACCGTGCCGCTGTCGCCGCTTTGCACTTCGACGGCTGCCGTGCGGCGCTGCTGGAGTTTGTAGCCCATCTCCATCACATCAATCGAGGCGCTGCCGTTGCCCTCGGCGTAGCGCCCCCACATAAAGCCGATCCAGTTGCCAACGGTTTCGTTGATCACCAGCACGATGTTATTTTTCTGGATCAGTTCGTAGCTGAATTTTGGATCACTCACCGGAATGGTGAACACGCCGCGGCCGACGCGGTCAAGGTGCGTTGATCGCGCGACATGGGCGCTGACCTCGGCAACCATCTGCCCTGTGCGGTTGTACACAAAAACATGATCCACAGGCGCGGTCATAGCATGCGCTCCCGGTACTCAATCACCAGATCGACATCAGTCAGGCTGGCCTCGGTGTATTCCAGCGTGTTGGTCACACCCGGGGAAAGCGGCAGCCATTCCGCGCGGGTGTAGTCATTCAGGCGGATGGCCCCCGGCGCTTTGGTGTTGTCCTCCATGTTGGTAACTTCTTTCGCTGCCGTGTCGATGACCAGCTGCTCATCCAGCGGGATGGTGTAATTGACGCGGATGTAATCGCCGGTCGTGGTGTTCTTGATCCTGGCAGAGAGATGATAGACAACCACCTCCCCAACCAGGCCGGTTTGCGGAACGTAGTCACTGTGCAAGGTCAGGGTCGCGTCTGCCACCTCGCAGCGCGTTTCTGCCGGCGTGGGATTGATACCGGGGATGGTCATAATCGCCAGCGCTTTACCGGGGCTGGCTGAGATAGAGCCGGATTGTGTCCAGGCCTCCCATGTCGCGATGGTCGACGGCACGGCAATATCGGTATACGCCTCGCTCGGCGACCGACCGACTGTCGCGATCGTAAAGCCGAAATCATTGACATTGGACAGCGCGTACTTCTCGCCATTCGTGAAAGCGTAACCGCTGACCGGACAGGTCGGCGATTGCCATGCCAGGCCGTAGCTGTTCATATCCACGGCGCGCAGCCCTATCTCTGGCACGTCGTCGTCGGTGGTGTACTGGTCGCCGGTGTAATGCTCGCCGGTGGTCGCGCCGTTGGTGACCCGCTTCCAGCGCCCGGCTTTGCCGTCGTTGGCGGTCGTGTCTGCGAAGTTGGTGTAAACCCAGCTCGTGTTGGTCGAGTTCAGCGAGAACATAGGTTCTAATCCGCTGATCGTTGGCGCGGAGAGCGAAGCGTCGCCGTACTTGATCACCACGTCGGCAGGCAGCAGGTAGATTTTTGCGCTGGTTGAATGCGCGGCCATGCTCGACCCTTTGACCGCGCGGGTCACGCCGGATAGCACCTGATCTTCCAGGTTGTAGTCGGTGAAAGTGAATACCTCGCTGTCAATCAGCACGAAGCCGCGTTCGGGCAGCTCGCCGACCGGTGTGTTCTTCCAGGTGATTTCAGTCACCGCGCCGGTTGAGGCCAGCGCCGTATCCAGATCGGCCTCCCAAAACGCCAGGCTCGGGATTTTGATCCAGACCTTTGTCGCGCTGGTGTTGATGCCGTAAAGCCAGCGGTCGACTTCTACGCCATTGACGTACACGCGCAGATCGTCGCCGTCCGCCTGCATTTTGCCAGCCGTGACCAGCGCAGCGGTGTCCCATCCGCCGGTCAGCTCGACCATGTACTCCGCGTCGATGTAACCCAGCGATGCCGCCGGAACGCGAAGCTTGACGAACTGCGAGTAACGAAAGCCAGCCGCCGGGCTTTTTGCGCTATCGGGCGTGATCTTGATTACAGGCAGCGCGGGCGCGTTGCCGCCAACAGATAGATTCTTTGTCGCGCCGCTGCTCGAAACTGCCCAGGTCGACGACGTAAGCGTCTCGGCGATCCATTCCGCGTCGTGGGCCAGCAGCACAACCGTGACGGTGTTGTAAACGTCGCGAGATACCTGATTGACCGTGCAATAGCGATACCATTGCTTGTCGCTGTTGGCCGCGTCTTTGCCGATCAGCTTGACCGGCGTGGTGCTGCGCGGGTCGAAGTAACTGAGCAGGGTATCGAAGCGCGTGTTGACCTGCGCCTCGGTGCCTTCGATGTGAATTTGCAGCGCGATGGTCATCATGTCGCGCGCGTGGCCAGCGTAGCGGGCATAGCCGCCCGCCAGATTACCGCGCAGCACAGAAGCCGAGGCGCGCGGCAGCGCATCCGAGCCGACCGGGAAAGTCGCCTTGTAGGTCGTGCCGTCGTTGATTGCGTGGCTGTTGTATGTATACGGTTCAAGCTGCATTTGCCCTCCTAAACCATGACGCGGTTTGAAATTTCGTCAGACGTGCCGTCGGACACCTGGAGCGTGACCGGGCCGTAGAAGTTGTTGACCTGCCCGCCGCCGGAAGAGCTGCCTGATGACGCACGCCCAACCTCGCTTCTCGGAACGACGTTGAACGCCTCGCCGGACGACAAGCGAATCGGATAAGTGTCGTTCTCGAAGCCTGGCGGTACGATCTGCCAGCCGTTCGTTCCGGTGGCGTAGGCGCTGCCATCGTTCCAGTGGAAGTTTTGCGAGGCTTCGCTGTTTGATACCCGCCGCACTTCTTCAAAGATGGTTGTGATGGTGATCGTCTTGTCGTGCAGCTTATCGACGTTGTCTTTCAGACGCTGCACGTCCGCCCAATACTGTGCGGTTGCTTCGGCGGCGTCGATTGCGCCATCTTTGTTCTTGTCGTACTTCTCGGTGAGTACTTCCATCGAGTCGTGCAGCAGCTTGGTCTCGTCGTCTACCAGGCCGAATTTGACCGCCAGATCAAACGCGGTTTCAGCGTCGGCGTGCGCGGCGAGCTGCTGGTAGAGCAGCGCCGCGGTTGATTCATCGAGCGATGTTTTCAGCTCGCGCTGCTGAAGCTCGTTCTCGTCAATTTTCGCGCTGAGGTTCATCACCTTTTCGCTGGTCGGCGAATAGCCCTCTTCGATGGTTTTCTGCATCTGCGCGGTCAGCTCGTCATGGGTCTTTTTCAGGCCCGCCATGCTGGCATCATAGTCGTCGAATACCTTGCCAACCTCGCCGCGCACAAACGACGCGACTTCATCCAGCGAATATTTGAAAGTAGAGACTGACGCGCTGGCCTGATCGGTGGCCGGGACCACCTGACCAAGAAAGCGTTTCGCCATCTCTTCGCCTTCGCGCCCGGCTTCGTATTGCGAGCGGGTCAGAATGTTGTACTGGTCGGTTACTGCGACCAGACCAGAGCCAACCGCTTTGAATACCTCGATCGTGCCGTCTTGATTCTGCTTGATGACAACGCCCTGCGCTTCGACGACGCGGCGCATCTCCTTGACATAGTCGTCGTAGCTGCCGGTGATGGAGGCGACCTCTTTGCTGTGCTGGTTGGTCATGTCGATCAGTTTTTGGCCGCCAGACAGCATGATGGTGATTGCGTCGGCCGCGTCGCCAATCGCCGGGGCAAGCTGCGCCTTGAAAGCGTCGGCTGCGTTCTTGACCGCGGTATCCATGCGAGCGATGCTATCGGTGGCGCTGTCGGTGTTACCGCCGACCTGCTCCATGAGCGTCGCGCCTGCTTCCAGCGTTGCATTGAGCAAAGCCTGTTTCTTCTCTCCGTCGCTGAGCTGCTCGACGGTTTTGCCGAGCTGCGCTGCGTATTTTGCATTGGCTTCGCCGATCTTGAGCGTCAGGCCGGTGTTGTCGATCAGTAGCGGTGAGCCGCGCTTGATACCCGTCATCAGCGAGTTGTACAGAAATTCCGTAGTACCCAGCGATGGGTTGAGCTTGTTGGCCGCCTTTGCGATTTCGAGAATTTCCGGCGCGGTGTCGGCCAGAGATTTCGCCAGATCACCGGACACACCCGCCAGAAGTGTGGCCGTCGATGACATGAGCGTCATGTCGCTGACTGTACCTTTTGAGGCCGCGCGCAGACGCGCGAGCGTATCCGGCGCAGCGCCGATACTATCGAGCAGCATGTCAAACGACTCGCGGGTCTGGTTGACTGCCGCGCCTTCCGCGCCGAGTTCAAAGGTTTTCTTGAAGACTTCAGCAAACGTTGAAAACGCCTGTTTTGCTACGTTGATCTGGCTGTTCAACTCGGTGAAGAACATCGAGCTTTTGCTGATTTGCTTCCCGGCGCTTTCAACATCGGAGCCAGCCTTTTTCAGATCGGCGCCGACTTTATCGAAGCCTTCGGTAATGGCTTTGACAATCAGATCGACTTCGGTTTTATCAGCCATTTTCAATCCACCTCACCAGCTCGCGCTGGCCTTTCGTGAGTTTGGACCAATCCGCTTTTTCGTTGCGCAGATAGGAGAAGGTCACAAAAACAGCCTCCAGCGCCTGCATCTTCACCAGCAGGTCGAGAGGCTGCCCGACGTATCCCCCTGGGTATGGGTAAACGCCGTATTTGCGCCAGTCCTGCCAGGCTCGGATCACAAAACCTTCAGGCGCGATTACCGCGCGCGCGTCCTGCAAGCCCCAGCCTGTTTCGCCTTCGTTCTCCTCTCCGTTTACCCAGTTTCTGACGGAGAGGAGAAGGCTTTTGGGACATTGAAGCATCGCATAAAATCGGGGAGCGTTGCCGCGATGACCCAGGCGATGAGGCGCAAGTCGAGTTGGGAAAAATCCCATTGAGCAGGATTGCCATTCAGGCCCGGTATGCTCCAGTCGTCTAACAGCGCCAGCGCCACGGCAAAATTTGTCAGTGTCGCGCTCCCCGATGTTGAAGCGCTTTCGACCGCCTCATCTCTCCTCCGAGCATGCTCCCCACGCCAGGTGTCCGGTAAGACGATGAAAGCGCCTTCAAACTCTTTGAACGGGCAGATGATCTTCCGCCCCATTACACAGTGCCCCACGCCGGCGTCGAGCCAGGCGACGGTTTCCAGGTGGTGTTGAGCACCCATTTGCCGCCATTCGGCGCAGCCGAACAGTCGAGCAGGGTATAATCCCCGGCCCATTCAGGATCGCCAGTCGTCGGCGCGGCCCCTCCAGCCCCGTACTGCAACGCCAGCGCAATATCCGCCGTGCCTTGCAGTGCGTTCAGCACGGTATAAGCGCCGGTCGATGCGGTGTCGTTCATGTGGAACTGCGCGGTAATCACGCTCTCGGCGTGACCGGCCAGGTAGTTCTTGACGGAATTGGAGACGCCGGTCATTTCGACCTCGTCAAAAACCAGACCACCGCCCTGCACAGTGCCGGGCAACAGATCGCCGGTTAGATCGACCGTATTGACCAGAAAACGGAAGGAACGTTCAAGTTTATTTTTTCCCGCTGCCATTTTTCACTCCTTTAGTTTCTCGCAAACGCAACCGCGACCGTGGCGCTGCCAGAGGTGCGGGTGGCTTTGAAACGGACGTACCGGTTGGCTGTGCCGGTTCCGCTGATATGCTCGCTGCCGATCGCATTACCGGTCAGCGTGAATGTACTGAGGTTTGCCCAGGTTGTGCCGTCAGTCGAATGCTCGATGGCGAAGCTGAAGACGCCAGAACTTACCGCCGTAATATGCAGATTGGCATGCCAGCCGCCGGTCGAAGCCGCGCCGTTGTTGACGCTGGCCCCGGTGGCCGTCGAGCTGACTGCCGTTTTCGGATACAAGACAACCCCGAAAGGATTGCCGTTCTCTTCGCCGGATGCGGCCAGGAAACTGGCTGTAATTGCGCCCGCGCCGCCCTCGAATCCCTCCGCTTCGGCCATTTTCGCGCCGGCCAGAATATAGGCTACGTCTCCGACGACTGGTTCAGCGCCGCTGCCGAAAAACAGCGAAACGTCGAGCAAATCTTCGTCCGCCAGGGCGTCGAAGCTGCCTGCGTTGTCATTGAGCAGCGCCTTGAAATCGCGCACGCCGACGGTGCGCTGCCCGGCCAGATAGTTTTTGATTGCGTTTGCCCAGCCGGTCATGTCGACTTCGTCAGAGAGATTATCCAGACTGCCGAGAGATCGCGCGTCGCCGGACAGGTCATAGCCCCCGGTGTAAATCCGTGCGTAACGTTCAAGTTTATTTTTTGGCATTAGAACTCCTCGCATTCAAAAATAATGCGCTGGGTCAGGTATACAGGCCCCGCGGCCCGCGCCTGCTCTTCGCTCATGGTGCTGGCGTAAAGCGGCTGCAATGGGCTGCCGCTGTAAATGCGTCGCACCAGCAGGCCGTCGGTGCTTGCGCTGGCGGCGGAGCCGCCGCCCATCGCGTCGATGATCTTTTGGCGCATACTCAACAGGTCGTTTTGCGCGTTATCCCAGCCATCGAACTTCACAACCAACACGGCCGGAATACTCCACACGCCCAGCATGGACGGCCCAACGTTTGAGATGTCGAAGTCGTCAGAGGTCTCGAAAATCACATAGGGCGCGAGGGATAGCGATTGATCGAGCACGCCGTAATCGTTGATCACAACGTCGGCCTCGTCAAATTCTGCCAGCGCTTGAATGACGTCTTGCAAATTCTGGATGATTGCCAGTTCGCTCATTTAGACCCCGCAATCGTGCGTGTGTAGCTCAGCGCGGTGTCTTTCAACCAGGTGCGCGCGCCAGGGTGCCAGCGCCGGTAAGCGCGCCCCAGGAATTTATTGGCTTTGGTGCCGGGGTGATGTACTTCCGGGTAGAAATACATGCCAGCGCCTTTTGGCCCCTTCTCCCAATAGAATGCCAATGTCTTGGCGTTCTTGGCGGCGATGAGGTGCGGTTTGGTGCCGAGTGCGATGTAATTTCCCAACGGCTGCGGTGTGTAGATGTTGCCTTCGACTGCGTCGCCGCGTTCATAGGTGCGGAAGTGGATCGCGTCGGCGAAGCTGCCAGTTTTCTTCGGCGCTTCATCCTGGGCCAGATCCACCAGGCGGCGCATTTGCTCACGCATGCCGTCGCGCACGTTGCGCTTGAGATTGTCGCCCGCCACCTGAAAGCGCGCGGCGACTTTGCCCCAATCAGGGCGCATGCTGACATTGATCATGCCGCTCATGAATCCCAATCCTCCACGGCGTTACCGAAGGCTTTACGCTGGAACAGCGGTTCGATACTCGCTCCGCTTTCGTCAGTGTCGCGGAAGGCAATCCCAGCCGTCAGGCTGTAATTGCGGGTCGCGCCGAGGCGCTCCATGCCGACCGCATTGCTTTCGACAAACGCCTCAACGTCCTTGCGCACGGCCGAAAACATATTCGGCCGGCCGCCGCGTTCCGGGTTGGGACCAAACCTGCCAAAGCCGTTCAGCCCTTCGACGATAGACGCGACTTCCTCCTCGACAAAGAAATTCAGCATACGCACGACGCTGGCTTGAGTGACCGGAATGACAAAGCCGTTCTGCGCCAGAATGCTATTGAGCGCCGCGCTGACCTGATCGATGAATGCTTCGACGCGCGTCAATGCCGGGCGTGTGGTAGCGTCAAACGTGCCGCTGCTGTTGGCGTTGCGCGGGGTAAGCGCAGCGACGCCGGTAACTGTGCCGTAGGAGTTGGGGTCAAGAGCCACGTTATCAGTCCTCCAGTTTGAGCCAGACGGTTACGCTGTCGCCGGCGTTCGCCCCGGCGATGGAGATGTTCAGCACATCATGCAGCGCGATATGCGAATAAAATCCGGCGATGCCTGCGCCGTCAGCCCCGCACGCCTGCAACATCGGGTACTTAACCACATCCGTCGCCGCGTTGGCGATGGACAGAATGGTCTGCTCAGGCGCTGCCGGACTGGTGCCTTTGGTTTTGATCACAACGTCAGTCGTACCAGCAGGCGGCGCGTCGTTGTATTTGATATGCGCGCTGATCAGCTTGCCGGTGATAATCGGCGTGTCCGCGTTGGCTGTCGCAGCGCCATTCGCGCCGACCGCCGCGCCGCTGGAAAATGGGCCAGCGTATCGGATCATTTTTTGCCTGCCTTTTTCGCTTCCGGTTGCGCTTCGGCTTCCGGTTGCGCTTCGGCTTCCGGTTGCGCTTCTTCGCGCACTTCCAGAAACGGGTGTTTCTTGGCCCGGGCTTCATATCCAGCGGGCACGTCGCGCCATTCATGGCTGACGTACTCGCGGCCGGTGAAAGCCTGGATGGTGCGTTTGTTGGTTTCTGCTTTTACTTTGGCTTGCATTGTTACTCCCTCAAGGGAGGGCTATCATCGCAGCCCTCCCTTGCCTTGTCGAGTAGCGACCTATGCGAGGTCGATATAGCTGACGATCACATCAACCGCCCCCGCCGAGGCGTTCGCGGTGTTGGTCCAGGTGGCAATGATCGCGGTGGCTGCGGCGCAGTACTCGCTCGATTTCTGGTCGTTGTTGGTTCCGCCAGTCATCGCCTTGTAGGTTCCGGCGCTTCCGCCCGGATCGAAGTCCGACGGGTCGACATACTTGTCAGTGTTGGCGGCTACGCCGACCTCGAAGGTCTTGGTCGTGTCGCCGTTGAAAGCGGTTTTCACCACGGCCACAACTTCGGTAATCACACTGCCCAGCGGGACGGTGCAGATCGCGGCGGTTTGCGCGCTGCCTCCGGCGGCGGCGTTGACGCTGACCTTGACGTGCTTCTCCAGACCGTTGCTGTTGAGCTTGGCGGCCTGGGTCTGTGCCACGCTGCCGATTTCCAGCGCTGCGGTGTCGAGACTGTCCGCGTCGATGGTGGTCGCGTCAATCGAGGAGGCCACAACATCGGTTAAATTCGTAGTGCTGCCCATGTCACCTCCTTACGAGTTACGAGTTGCCCATGACCGCGAGTTGCCAGAGGCCGTAGTAGACCTCATAGCGGCTGTAAAACTTGAAGAAGTACGAGCCGCCGTCGTCAGTGTTGGGGTCGAACCAGGCTTCTTGCAGGTTCGGCTCTTCGCGCATGACAACGATGATCGGCTTAGCAGTCTCGCTGGAGGCGGTCAAAATCCACGCGGTGCTGTCCAGTTCAGGCGACACGATGGCCGGTTTGAGCTTGCCCGCAAAGGGGTTGATCTCGCGGTTCGCGGTGTCGTAGGCCTGCGGATTGGAAACGAGCTGCGAGGCGGTGTACTCCAGATCAGGCGATACGATCAGCTGATCGAAGTTGTAGTTCAAGTACTCCCCGAACTCGTTGCGGAACTTGCGGGCAGCGGTGCGCACGGTGTTGAAGTTGTCCAGGCTCAGCGCGAGGCCGTACTCGTTGTCCTGCGCGGTCTGGTATTCAGCGCCCTTGTCGACGTGGTCAGAGTCGAAGAACTCCTGTCCGTCGTAGCACAGGCCGTAGGTCGAGGTATCGCCGCCGTTCAGCACCTGAAAAACGCGGTTGTTGATGTGACGCTGGAAGTTCTCGCCAGCAGAGCGCACCTTGCGGTCGAGTTTGCCGGTCTGATCGTCCTTGAGGTCGTTGTAGCTGATGCCGACAACGATGTCCCATGATTCGGGCGCGACAGTGATCGAGCGTTCGATCATGGCTTTCACGATGGAGCGTCCGGTAGACTTGGACGGCATGGGCGCGTCGCCAATGTCGACCATCGTCATCGAGGCCGAGGTCATCGGCACGATTTCGGAAATCAGGCGGTAGGGCATGCCCTCCATTTTCGCGGCGCTGGCCAGGAAGCCAGTGCGCGCCCCCACCAAAAGGTGGTTAGGTACATCGATAATTTTGCTCATGGTTTCCTCCTATTACGCGCCGGCGCAGATTTGCGGGGCAGTCAGTTCGACGTACGCCCATCCGTCTTCCACCCGGACGAGCTTGCCAATTTGCACGTTGTCGGCGGCGGTTTCGGACAGCACGGCGCTGTCATCCATGTACACGGTTTTGCCGAGGTCAGCCTCGTCAAAGACCGCGGACATGAAGCCGACGATGGTCGGACCTACCGCGACCTCGATCATGGTGGTTTCAGCCGCGCCGATCAAAACGCTTTTGTTCTCGGTCGCAATGCCGAGAAAAACGTCAGTTGCGGCGACGGTAACGGTCGAGTCGAAGCCCACGGCGTGCGTGGTGTCGACGCTCTGGTCAATCATCATCGGTTGACCGCGATACAGAGTTTGCGCGGCGCTGGTGTCCAGCGCGAACTTTTCGGTCTTCACGTCCCCGCGAAAACGCAGGGGAGCAGCACAGGTCAGGTTAGCCATTTAGTCCTCCTTCTTGGCGTAAGCGCTGAGGTCGTAATCCTCCATCGCGCCCAGTTCATTGGCGTTCATCTTGAAAAACGCTTCAAGCTCGCCCTTCTCGGCGATCCACTTCGACAGCAAGCGAGCCGCCCAGTCGGGCAGTTCGGTTTTGCCTTGCAGATCGGCGTTGTGGCCGGTCTCGGTGAATTTCACCGCCCCGGCGTCGTGGATTTTTTGCAGCATGGCCTGAAGCTGCTTGGCTTGGTCTTCAGGCAGCGCGATCAGCGAGGCTTCCAGTTCGGCGGGCACCAGCGGCAGGCCGTGGGGTTTCTCCTCGGTGCCGCCGCAAACGGTAGCGCAGAACTGGTGCACTTCGGCTTTGCGCTTCTCCATCGCCAGCGCGGCCTCCAGACCGGTGTTGATGCCGGTCTTGACGCGCTCATCAATCAGCGCCTGAAGCTCGGCAGCCTGCCCAGGGTCTGCCACGAAATCGGCAATTTTTTTGCTCATGGTTGCTTCTCCTTTCTCGGATTGGTTAGACTCTTCAACGGGCTGCCGTCGCCCGGTAAACAACTCGATCACAGGTTTGAGAGCTTCGCTGATTGCCAGCTTCAGCTCTTCGCCGAATCCCATCGGGTCGCGCTCGCAGGTGAACATTCCCGCGCTCATTTCGACCGGGCGCAGCTTGATGTTGTGCTGCGCGTCGCGGCTGGCCGGATAGTTGGTCAGAGAGCCGCCAAAGATCACCTTCTGGCCCATGTCGACCGACGGACTGAAATAGCGCACGAGGTTCGCGCCGATCAGGCGCTCCCCTTCTTCGTTCCAGCGCACGGAGGCGGTGATCACGTTGCGCTCGCGGTCATGCTCGAAACCGAACATAAAACCGGCTGCTTCGCCGTGGTCATGGTTGCCCTGGTCAATCGGGAAGCCGACCACTTCTCCGGAACTGTCGCGTGTGCTTTCCAGCGCGGCGTTGCTGTACTGTGCGTAGATCGGCAGTTCTTCCGGCAGAAAAACCGCTTCCCTGCCCCACATATCCCAGAACGTGCCAGCGCTCAGGCAGTCGATCTTCTTGACTTCCCCGGCGGCAAGTTCCGTAAACGAAAACTGATTGATTTTTTTGCTCATGGTTCTCCTATGCGAAAAAACAAAAAGAGCGCCGAACGTTATCGCCAAAAATGGACGATATTGTTCGACGCTCCCGATACCGATAGGGCTGTCGTCAGGATAGTAGCACTATTTCATGATATTTACAAGCCGTTCAGCCCTTTTGCGTTCTTTTCGTAGTTCGGATGTGCGCGGGGAGATGCCGAGCTTGCGCTCGATCAAATCCACGAAGCCCAGCAGCAGCTCGCGCACACCCAACCAGATGTCGCGGTCGTCAGTCATAGCTTTGCGCTCCACACAGCAGCAAAAATTCGATCTTAACCCACCCGCGCCGCGGGAACAGCCAGCGCATGTCCGAGACGTAGCACCACTTGCGGCCATTGACGCGGCGGTATTCCAGCACGGCGACGCGCGTTCCATGCAGCAGCTTGCCGGTGATGCTGCGATTTTCGACGCTCTCCGGAGAGCGCCACAGATTGACTATCGGGCATACCAGCGTATTGAAAGCGACAGATTGCTGGCTGCGCTCCACACCCCAGATAAAATCGAGCTTCAAGTAGTTAGGCTTCTTCACGCGTTCGGTACTCCTTTGTGCATTTGCAATTGTGACCGCAGGCGCAGTCCTCGCCGGGTTCTGGAAGCGTACCAATCGGCTGCCAGCCCTGCGATGCGTAAGCGAGGCAATCGCCGCAGTGCTCGGCTGGCCCCAAAATACGGCGCTCTTCGACCATCTCGGCGATCTTCATGGCGGCAGTCAGTCCGTCGTAGTACCCGGTGCGCGCGCCCTCGGCGTAGAGCTTCGCGCGGCGCAAAATCTCGGCCTCGCTCAGTTTGCCGTCTTTGATCTCTTGCGCGAAGTTGTTCAGATAGCGGTACTCCATGCGCAGGCGAGAGCCGAGCTTGCCGTAGTCGCTGAACGTCATCGCGGTGCGCCCGCCTCTGCCGGCGGTGTAGGTCAGCTTCCAGCTTTCGCGCAGTTCGCTGCGCATGGCCGCTTGCCAGTCAGACAACGAGGCCTGGCCGGAAAGCATCTTGCGCGTCAGAACGTCGACCCGCGGGGTAACGATCTTGTCATGGTATCGCTCGGCTTCGCGCCGCACGGCGGCCTCGCTGATCCAACGCCCGGTCGCCTTGTTGCGGTAGCGCCCGGCAGCAGGCACCCACTCAAAGCCGCCGCCGTCAGACAGCAGCCTAATCAGATTCATCGTCTGCCTCCGTGGCGTTCAGGAAGGACAGAAATTTATCGAGCTTCAGCTTCGGATTTTTCTTGTTCTGACGCTCCAATCGTTTGATCGATGCAGCCAGCTCGTCGTCAGTGATCACAATCGGCGAGTCGTCCGGGTCTGGATACTCGTCATCGTCGACTACAAACGGGCGCCGCTTTTGCAGCGACATTTCTTCCGGCTCTTGCTGCTGCTGTTTGGGTGGCTTCGGTTCGTCTGGCGCAGGCTCGGCCACTTCTACGGTCTCCGGCACAAAGCCAATTGCGCGCCGGAAGGCGGCCTGATCCTCTTCGTTCATCGTGCGGATGGTTTCCCATGCCGCTGACAGCCCGGCGATTTCGCTGAGGTTGATCGACTTGCTGATCGGAACGGCCACCAGGCGCGGGCGGGAGGTCATGCCAGGGAAAGCGCCCGCGTTGTACTCGAACAGGCGCCGGATCACCTGATCATCGACCTGTTTGGTGAAGCCCTCCATCATTGCGTTGAAGTACGACAGGAACATGCCGGAGCTGTCGCTCATCGCGGCGAATGACCCGCTCCCGCTGACAGACGACAAGGCCATCCACTGCGCGGAGTAGACCATCAGCTTGATGATGCCGTAGTAGCGGATCGCCTCGAGCAGCGAGGGCGCGGCGCTGAAGGGGCTGTCGATAATATCCGCGCTGATTACCTTTTTAGGCCAGGCGGCGTAGTTACCCTCTTGTGCGGCCATGATCGCTTTGGCGGCCTGGGCGATGTTGGCCTTGTCTTGAGGGGTCAACTCACCGTCGAATTTTACTGATAGATGGCCGGCGGAATGCTCGAAGCCAATGCCCTGCACCACCTCAAGGGAATATTTCACGCGCTCCAGACGCCAGATCGCTTCCAGCGGTGAAAGCCCTTCGGGGTTGTTGGGGTCGCCGAAGGTAATATGCAGGCTGTTCTCAATCGGCAAGACAATCTCTTTGCCACCGAATTTCTGCTGTACCAGCGCCTCGACGCGGCCGTGCTCGTCGAGATTCCATTTACGGAAGGTCGAGGCGTTGCGAAAGGCCAGCCGGCGATAGCCGATCAGGCCGTCGCTGTACTGGCTGCGCCACTTGTCGTTACCGGGCGGTTTCCAGTTCGGATCGCGGCGGCCAGGCACGGCCTCCCACCAACCCCAGCCGAAGAAGGGTACATAGCTGACCAGCGTTTCGATAAACTCATCCACGCCACCGGCCATGTCATCAAGCACCGAATACACGAAATCCGCGGCGCGTTGATCGTCGCCGCTTGGCTTTTCTGGCATCTCAACGTTGAAGGAAACCGACCGCGCCAGTGACACGAAGGTCTGGCGCACAATGGATACTTCGGGGTCGCTGCGACGAATGCGGTTGAACAGCGGGTAGCAGCTCGGCCAGGTCAGCTTGCTATTGTAGGCCTCCTGGATCAGGCCCATCGCGCTCTCGATGCCGTTATCGCCGGTCTCTTTGAAATTCATGCCCATTTTGACTCATACCCTTCTACCTGGCCAAGTCCTTCCAGGTCTTCCCAAGATGCGCCCATGTCTTCCCAGAATGCCATGACGACCGCGTCGCCAGCATCCGGGGAATGCCCCAGGCGTTTGATAATGTCTTCTTTCGGTTCGACTTGGACCCGCCCGCCAGACACGACGCGCCACTTGGGGGTGGTCAGGTCGCCGATCAGGTCTTGATCGTCAGGCAGCGCCACATCGACGCCGCGCTCCGGGTCCAACATCTCGCGCAAGTTCCACCAGCCTGCGCTGCGTTTGTTGGTGAAGCCAAACTCTCCGATCTCGTCCAGCCGGTCGGTTTTCTCGGCGGCGTTGAAAGCGTACACGCGGTAGCCTGCGTCGCGCAGGGTATCCACCACGCCCGCGCCGTAGCCGATCACATCCACCACGGCATAAGGATAGTAGGCTTTGTTTGCGCGCAATAGCGGCGAGACGCGCCCGGCGGTTTGCACCGTGCTTTCGTGCTGGGAGTGACGAAGCTCCTTGATCATGTAGCCATAGCGCAGCGCGATGACGGTTTTGTCACTGCCTTGTCTGGCAACGTCGACGCCAACGCACTTGAAGACGGGAATGTCCCCGCTTTCCATGATTTTATACCAGCGTTCGACGGCCTGCTCGACCCATGCAAGCGGGATGATCGAGTCTTCATCGGCGGCTGCGAACTCGCCCTCGACGCGGTTGAGATAGATCGAGCTTTTCTCGCCCCATTGTTTGCGGCGCTGATCGGCCCAACTGACAGCCATCCGCCCGGCGCTGATGCACTCGTCGCGGGTGACGTGCCGTACCCACCAGTCTTCATAGCCTGGCTTGCGGCTCTGAATTTCGTAGAAGCGGCCTACCGGCGCGCCGGGGGTGCTGATCGCCAAAGCAAAAGCCTCGCCGGTCGAGAACGCGCCTTCCGCCGCGTCGAAGGTCTCGGCGGGAATGGCTTTGCTTTCGTCGAAAACGTAGAGAATATGATCAGCGTGCGCGCCTTCCAGCAGTTCGTGGTTGTTGGAGGCCAGCGCGAAGGCCTCGCCGGTTTTCAGTTTCATACTGAGGGTTTGCAGCTCGAAGCGCCCGAACGGTTCACGCCCGATCACGTCCCAGCGCAGATAGCGCGTCCATTTGTGGATTTCCGGCCACAAGTACTTGGTGAGCTGACGCCAGGCGCTGGCCGTGGTTGGGATTTTCCAGTCGCGGCCGTCGCGGGTCAGCGCAAACCATAAGATCGTGATCGCGGCAAAAGCGGATTTACCCAAGCCGTGCGGCCCGCGCAGACTGACGCGGCGCTGCTCTGGAAGTTTGGCTAACGTCTCGTTTTGGTACGGCGCGAGGCCGTCGGATTTCGGCACGCGTGACCAGTCGATGCACTCACGCGCAAAAGAGACCGGGTCGCTGAAGTACCGGGTCTGAAAGGCTTTGTACGCTTCGCCCTGTTCGAGTTCGTCACTCGGCGTCAGTAAGTGCTTTGACGCTGTCTCGATCAAGGAGTCGAACAAGGTCTTCTTGGATTGCGGCAAGAGCTTTTCTGTCAGTGACATTCCGTTTCACACTCGTTATGATTGCCATTGCAAACGATACCGCCTGCTCGGAGGTGATCATCTGCTGCATTTCGACCAGGCGCTTGCGCTCGGTTTCGACCAGCTTGCGGCGCTGCTCGATGAACGCGCCAATTTCCTGCCAGATCGCAAAGTCGCCCAGACCTTCGGCAATGACCTGCTCCAATTGCTTCAGGATGTACGGATTCTCTTCCTTGCGATATTCCGCCAGCAGTTTGGCGGCCAGCGCCCAACGTCCGGCGGAATCCCCGGTGTCGCTGCGCTTCAGCAGGTCGGATATGCGCGTGTCCATCAGTGCAATTTCTTCGCGCATTGCCAGCAGTTCTGGGTCTCGCTGCGCTTCGTGGTAGCGGTCTTTGAGTTGCTCTGGCAGATACTTCGAGTAGCGCCCGTGTTTGAAGCTCGGCGAAGCTGCGCCCTTCAGCGACTTGCCGCCGTGGAAGCGGCAAACCGTCATGCCTTGAACGGCATGATTCTTGCATTGTTCGCCGGTTCGCTTGCTTTTTGCCGTGCATTGCACTACTCAAACCCTCCATAAGCATACAAAGGTTTCATGAGGTCGCCTCAATTTACCGTCACCGGGAGCTGCGCTTCAAGCTCTGTTTCGCCGTCGGTTATCAGCACGTCGACACGGTAGGCATAGCCGAAAAGCAAGGCAGTGAGCAGCGGCAAAGTGATTACATCGTCAGCGACAGACTCGCTGCCACTCAAAACAGTCGCGCTCACGTCGGTTTCTGCGCCAGTCTCCGGGTCGATCTGGTAAGCGGTGATTGACGAGACGGTCGGCGCAGAAATCCCCCAGGGCGTTGTGCTGAAAGAGTATTTTATAGCCTCGTTGACTCCCTGAGCCACATCCTCTAAAACTCTGCGATTATCCATGATGACTCCTGTTCTCGCGCTTGCAGCGACGACAAAGAAGCTGCGCTGCGGTAGTGTTACGACTCTGCTGCGCGCCATGAGCGACAGGCGAAACGAGCGCGCCGGAAGGTTGACGGATACGACCTCGATAGCGCCGGTTACCTGACACGCCGCGGCTAGAATAGTGTCCGCCAGGGTAATAGTCGCGGTTGCGTTGACCTCAACCTCAACCGTCGCAGACAACGAGACGTCTTGTAAAGTGATCGCGGCCTGAGCGATTATCTCAATTTCTGCGCTGGCAGACAGTGTCACATCTTCAAGACTGATAACCGCCTGGGCTTCAATCTCGACCGTTGCACTGGCGGTCAGGGTGGTATCTGCGAGGGTGATATTTGCAGCCCCGGCCACTTCTGCTTCAGCCGTTGCCGCAATGGTTACGTCTGCCAGGGTAACAGCCAGTGAGGCGGTGATCGCATCCTCATCAGTGACCGTCGCAGTTGAGACGAGTAGAGTATCCGCCAGGGTAATGCTGGCCGCCGCTTCGATGTCAACCGTCGCAGTACTCTGCAAGACTGCATCCGCCAAAGTGACGGCGGATTGTGCGATGATCTCTGTTTCGGCGGCAGACTGCAAGACCACATCGGCGAGAATGGCAGAGAGCGCAGCGATAATGTCGACCGTCGCTGTCGCGGTCAAACTGGTATCCGCGAGGGTTACGGTTAGCCCTGCCGCAACATCCACAGTCGCCGTACTGGACAGACTCACATCATCAAGCGTTGCGGTTAGCGCCGCGTCCACCTGCACAGTAGCCTGGCTGGATAGGGTCGCGCCCGCCAGGGTGATGCTCGCCGCCCCAGCTATCTCAACCTCAACGGTGCTGGTAAGTGTCGTGTCTGCAAGGGTCATGCTGGCGGTGGCGGCTACGTCAACGGTGGCCGTGCTGCTCAATGTCGTGCTTGCCAGGGTCGCATAAAGCGAGGCTTCTACGCCTGCCGCTTCGACCTCGGCGGTTGCGGATAGAGTTGTCGCGGCCAGGGTCGCGCTCAATGTCGCGGTTGCAGTGACCGTTCCGCCGCCGAAATCATCAAGCCTGGCCCTGCCAGCCGCCGAGTAAATAAGCGCCCCGATATACCCGCCGGATGTGATGCTTGAATCTGAGCGGGTGGTTACGGACGACCACCCCGAACCAGTATCACGCCAGAGGGTGAGCGTTGTGCCAATCGCGGTTAGGCCGAATTTGTATCCGTTGGATATGGTCGCACTGACCGCGTCGCCCAATTGGGTGTATGCGCCGTTGATGATCTTGAAAATAACGATTCCATTGGCGGGGTCGATGTAGATGCCGTAGCCGTCCTGATTGGCGGTTTCGACATCTGACAGGCGGCAGTAAAGCTCAAATATGCCCGAATTATTGGATATGGTGGCGTACACTTCGCAGGGTGCGCCAAATGACGTTTTCCAATACGAGCTGCACGGCGTATTGGCCGCGTTGGGGGCCAGCGCGTTGGAGACAACCTTCAACCCGCCCTCGCCAGACGCGACGGGATAATCCCATGACGCGCTCGGAGGCGGGCCGGTGTTTGACCGGTTGAAGTTGTCTAATACGCTGGTGGTGATTGCCATTAGTTACCGTCGGTAAGAGTGA